TCCTCCCTATTGAATACCGTCGGCTACTGGCGCTGGACCATGCCGCAAGCATTGCGGAGGCGAAGGGACGTGCGGACAGTGAGGTCGAAGCGGCATCCGTGGTGCGAACGGCGGCTCTGGAGGGTGACAGCAAGGCTGCGATTGCTTTACTTACCATGCTTCATCAGTGGGCGCCGGAACAGAAAATATCAGTTGATATCAAGAGCCAAATCAGCATCACAACGGCCCTGCAGCAAGCGGAGTCTCGCGTCATCGAGGGCCGAGTACTGCAGGATACGCAATCTGCATTAGATGCTATAATTGACGAAGCCCCGAACCGTTCCAGCGGCGCGAGGCTTCTGACCAATCAACCTGAAGAAGAGGCTGAAGATGGCTACGAACATTCTAACGCAAGAGCGCCTGCAAGAGTTGCTGCGGTATGACCCGGCAACCGGCATATTTACTTGGCGTATGTCCCCTCGCCCAAACGTCCTCGCAGGACAGATAGCTGGCTGCGTTGACCGCAAACGCAAACACATAATGATTACGATTGATAGGCGGACATACAGAGCGCATCGGCTGGCATGGCTTTACGTTTACGGCGTTTGGCCCGCATCCGAAATCGACCACATCAATCAAGATGGCGGCGATAACAGATTGCAGAACCTCCGCCTTGCCGACCGATTTATTAATACCCAAAACACTGGCTTGCGAAAAGACAACAAGTCAGGTCATCGCGGCGTTGACTGGAGCGCAGCGGCCAACAAATGGCGCGTTCGTATTCAGGCTAATAATAAAAAAATTACTGTGGGGCATTACTCTGTGCTATTTGATGCGGTTGAGGCATACGAGGTCGCTGCACGGCGCTACCATCCGATTAGATATCAGTAATGCAAGTCCCTATTTACAGCCCTGAAGATGAAATGGCGCTGATGACCAAACTCTGGTCGTCCGCCATCAAGGACGATCCAGAAGCCTTTGTGCTATTCGTATTTCCGTGGGGCCAGAAGCACACCCCGCTGGAGCATTTCAAAGGCCCACGTCGCTGGCAGCGTAACGTGCTGCGTCAGGTCAAAGCGCACATCGCCAAACAGCGTGACACGTCGATCAACGATGTCTTGCGGATGGCGACTGCCTCGGGTCGCGGTATCGGTAAGTCTGCACTCGTGTCGTGGCTCATCCTCTGGATGCTTTCGACCCGAATTGGAAGTACCACTATAGTATCAGCGAACTCCGAAGCGCAGTTGCGTAGCGTCACTTGGGCAGAAATCACCAAGTGGGCGGCGCTGCTTATTAACTCGCATTGGTTTGAGATATCTGCGACCCGCGTGATGCCTGCGAAGTGGATTGCCGAACTTGTCGAGCGCGACCTCAAAAAAGGCACCCGCTACTGGTCCGTCGAAGGTCGTCTCTGGTCGGAAGAGAACCCCGACTCCTATGCAGGCGTGCATAACCACGATGGCGTCATGGTGATATTCGATGAAGCCTCTGGTATACCGGATTCCATCTGGTCGGTGACTTCAGGCTTTTTTACCGAAAACACGCCTAACCGCTTTTGGTGTGCGTTCAGCAACCCTCGCCGCAACGAGGGCTACTTCTTCGAGGCTTTCAATGCGAAAAGAAACTTCTGGCTCACGCAAAACATCGACGCCCGCGAAGTCGAAGACACGGACAAAGCGGTATATGAACAAATCATCGCGGAATACGGCCCCGACTCCCGCCAAGCCAAAGTCGAAGTCTACGGGCAGTTCCCCTCAGACGGTGACGATCAGTTCATCCCGCCCTCCATCGTCGAGCAGGCTATGGCGCGAGACCGATTCGCTGATGACACGGCTCCGCGAATTGTCGGAGTCGATCCGGCAAGAACCGGCGCCGACTCCACCGTCATCGTGGTCCGCCAAGGCCGCGACCTGGTGGCAATCCGCAGGTACCAAGGCGAAGACACGATGGCAACGGTGGGCCGCGTCATTGACGCTATTGAAGAATTTCAACCCGCGTTGGTGGTCCTAGACGAAGGTGGACTTGGCTACGGCATCCTTGACCGTCTGAAAGAGCAGCGGTATAAGGTCGTGCGAGGCGTAAATTTCAGTTGGAAATCGAAGACGCCGCAGATGTACGCCAACAAACGCGCCGAACTCTGGGGTTCGATGCGCGAATGGCTGCAGACGGCCTCGCTCCCGCAAGATCGCCAACTGAAAGCCGACCTCACCGGGCCGCACCAGAAGCCGAATTCGTCGGGGTCGATCCAGTTGGAAAGTAAAAAGGACATGAAGGCACGCGGCATGGCGTCCCCCGACGCGGCAGACGCTCTCGCCTGCACGTTTGCGTATTCCGTCGCACACCGTGAGTCCCGTCAGCCTATGCGAAAAGCCGCATATTCTGATCGAGGCACGGTGCTGAACTCGTGGTTGGGGGCGTAGATGGCTAAGTCGGTTAGTCTATCGGTCGGTCGCGGTGAGAAATTGCCCGTATCTAAAGGCGCTGGTTTGACCGCACGTGGCAGAGCGCGTTACAACCGTGCAACCGGCAGCAAATTGAAGCCGCCTGCGCCGAACCCGAAGACAAAGCGCGATGCAGCGCGTAAAAAGTCGTTTTGTGCGCGTATGGGTCCGATTGCGGCTAAAAGCCCCAAGGGAAGCCGTGCGCGTGCGTCCATGCGAAGGTGGAATTGCTCATGACTAGCCATGCTAAACCCGGTTTGTATCGAAACATCGCACGAAAGAGGGCAAGAATTGCCGCTGGATCGGGCGAGAAAATGCGTAAACCTGGCACCAAGGGAGCGCCGACTGCCAAGGCGTTTCGTGAATCCGCCAAAACGGCGAAAAAACCCGCTAAGAAGGGGAAATAACCATGCCTAAGTACGAATACGCTGGCGTTATGCCGGGATCGGTGACGGTCGGCGACCTGATCCAGAACACCCAAGCGCAGATGAAGCCCTCGCGCCTTTCACGCAGCCCGATGGGGATGCGTAAGCGCGGGATGCAGCAGCCGCAGGCCGAAGCCGTCCGCACGACCGTGGACTTTCGCTCAACGCCGATGAAGACGAGGATGCGCTAATGCCGCTCGTCAAATCTGCATCCAAAGCTGCGTTCCGCAAAAATGTAGCGGCTGAGCGCAAGGCGGGAAAGCCGATGAAGCAAAGTCTCGCCATCGCGTACTCCGTCAAGCGTAAGGCTGCAGCAAAGAAGCGTAAATAATGGCTAAAGACCCGACAGGCATGAAGGGGGCGGCGCAGGTCGCCAACTCCCCGCAATCGCGTGATACGCGTGATGCGGCAGACATCCTCGCGCAGATGCGCGTGCGGATGGAGCAGTCGCTCAACGCTTACAGCGAAACCCGCGACAGCGAACTCGATGACCTGCGCTTTATGGCAGGCTCACCGGATAATCGCTGGCAGTGGCCGCAAGAAGTGCTGGCGACTCGCGGTGCCGTGCAGGGTCAGACGATCAACGCTCGGCCATGCCTTACGATCAACAAGCTCCCGCAGCACGTTCGGCAGGTCACAAACGATCAGCGTCAAAACCGCCCGGCGGGCAAGGTCATTCCGGTCGATGACAAGGCGGACGTTGAAGTCGCCGAAATCTTCGACGGCATGGTGCGGCATATTGAGTACATCTCAGATGCCGATGTGGCCTATGACACCGCCTGCGATAACCAGGTGACGTTTGGTGAGGGGTACGTGCGTATTCTCACCGAATACTGCGACAACGATACGTTTGACCAAGATATTCGTATTTGCCGCGTCCGTAATGCCTTTAGCGTCTACATGGACCCGCATATCCAAGACCCCTGCGGCGCGGATGCCGAGTGGTGCTTCATCACCGAGGATATGCCCAAAGACGAGTTCGAGCGGCAGTTCCCGAACGCAGAACCTATTTCTTCGATCAGCACTCGCGGCGTCGGCGATGAAACGCTCTCGCAGTGGATACGCGAAGATACCGTGCGGGTGGCGGAGTATTTTTACGCCGTTTACGACAGCGTAAAACTACATCTCTACCCCGGTAACGTGACGGCTTACGCGGGTTCACCCGAAGCCAAGCAGATGGAGATGATGGGCTTGAAGCCCGTCCGCACCCGCGACGTTGAAGTCCGCAGCATTAAGTGGATGAAGACGAACGGCTACGAAATCCTTGAAGAAGCCGACTGGCCGGGTAAGTCGATTCCCGTCGTGCGCGTTGTCGGTAATGAATTTGAGGTAGACGGCAGGCTCTTTATCTCGGGCCTCGTCCGCAACGCCAAAGACGCGCAGCGGATGTACAACTATTGGGTTTCGCAGGAAGCCGAAATGTTGGCGCTCGCACCGAAGGCGCCTTTTATCGGCTACGGCGGACAGTTTGAGGGTTACGAGCATCAGTGGAAGACCGCTAATACGACCAACTGGCCGTACCTTGAGGTCAACCCTGACGTAACCGATGGGCAGGGAAGCATCCTGCCTTTGCCGCAACGTGCGGCGCCCCCATTGCCCCAGACGGGGCTGATTCAAGCCAAAATGGGGGCATCCGATGACATCAAGGCCACAACGGGTCAATACGATTCCTCTCTCGGCGCCACGTCTAACGAGCGCTCTGGTCGGGCAATCTTGGCGCGTGAACGGCAAGGCGACACAGGGACATACCATTACGTCGATAACCTGGCTCGCGCCATTCGCTACGTCACGCGTCAACTCGTGGACTTGATTCCCAAAATCTACGACACGCAGCGTATTGCTCGGATCATCGGCATGGACGGCAAGACCGACACCGTGCGGATCGACCCGACGCAAGCCGAACCTGTCCGCAAGATCGTGGACGAGATGGGCATTGTCATCGAGAAAATCTACAACCCGTCCGTCGGTAAATACGACGTTGCGGTCACGACCGGCCCTTCGTACTACACGAAGCGGCAGGAAGCGATGGCGGCGATGGGTGAGATTCTGCAGGCGAATCCGCAGTTGTGGGCGGTGGCCGGTGACTTGTTTGTGAAAAACATGGACTGGCCGGGCGCACAGGAAATTGCCGAGCGGTTGGCTAAGACCATTGATCCCAAGCTCTTGGAAGCGTCGGACGAATCGCCTGCGCTACAGGCCGCGCAGCAGCAGATTCAGGCGATGGGCGCTGAGATGGAGCAGATGTTTGGGATGCTGCAGAACGTGCAGCAGTCGATGGAAGCCCGCGAAGTGCAGGTCAAGGAGTTCGAGGCGCAGGTCAAGGCGTACCAAGCCGAGACGGATCGCATCAAGGCGGTTGAATCTGGCTTGAACGAACAGCAGATTCAAGATATCGTCATGGGCACATTGAGCGGTATGATGTCAAGCGACCAGTTGGTCGCCCCGATGGTTTCACGTGAAACGCCCATGATGGGCGAGGAAATGCCCGTTCCGGGCGGAGAATTGCAATGAAGGCGGCGGACTTCGTAGGCCATTTGTTCCTAGCGCGGGACGTATCCCATAGCGTTCATCTCAATACGCGCTCGTTTGCCAAGCACAAGGCGTTGCAAGAGTTTTACGAGGGCGTGGTCGGCTTGGCCGACGACTTCGCGGAAGCCTATCAGGGCAGACACGGCCTGATTGGCCCGATTACCCTGCAAACCGCCAAGAAGAACACCAACATCACCGAGTTCATTCAAGACTCGCTTGATGAGATTGAAGCAAACCGCTACAAGGTTTGCGAAGAGAAGGACACCGCAATCCAGAACATTATCGATGAGATTGTGGGCCTGTATCTCAGCACCCTATACAAACTGAAGTTTTTGGCTTGAGGCACTAACATGGCTGCATCACTTGGTTTGGTTATCCGGCGCCCGAGTTACGGGACAGCCACGAAAACCGCTTACACCGGCACGGCAGGCTCAACGACCGTACCGGGTTACACCGCATCGGTTCTGCTCTGGTGCAGTTCTGCAGCGTATGTCCGCGTCGGCGGAACGGCAACGACTGGCGATCTGCCCCTGCCTGCCAACGCGCCGATTATCATTCCGACCGACAATACGACCGGCGCCCCCATCACCGTCTCGGCGATTCAAGACACCGCAGGCGGCAACCTTTACTGCATCGCAATGGCGGATTAACCCATGTTTGTCTCATCTCAGACCGTAGACAATCTTGCCCTGCTCGATGTCGCCGCCGTCAACGCGGCGCTCTCGGGCGCGTTCGATGACCGCATCAAGGAACTGCGCGGGCTACTGCAGCAGGTCGCGGCGCAGGACGCCAAGGTCAAAACCCTCGCCGATGCCGAAAAGGTCAAGGCGGAGGCCGACCGGCTCCTAGCCGATGCCCAAGCGGCAGATGCTGCGGCAAGCGACAAGGCCAAGTCCGTCGCTGCCCGTGAGGCGGCGCTGTCCTCTGCCGAAGCCGCGCTCAATAGCGACACCGCTAACCTCAACAACGCGGTCGCTGCACTGGATGCTGACAAAAAGGCATTTGCGGCGGCAAAAGTTGCCGATTGGGACGCTATCAGCAACGCGCAGAAAGCGCTTGCCGACGCGCAGGCCAAGTTGAAGGCCGAGCAGGACGCGCTGGCTGCGGCCAAGGACGCGTTTAACCTCAAACTGGTCGCGCTGAAGGCTTAAAGCCATGGCAAACGCGGTCTATCCGCTTTACAAGCAATCGCTGCTGACGGGCGATACCAACATCAGCCTGACGACGGGGACGGTCAAGGTCGCCCTGTCGTCGGCGGCGTATAGCGCGGCAAACCAGTATTACAGCTCGGTCAGCGCTTCGACCGTGGGCACCCCGCAGACCATCAACAACAGAACGGTTGCTAACGGCTTGTTCGACGGCGATGACGTAACTTTTACCGCCGTGACTGGCTCTACGGTCAGCACGCTGATTCTTTATATCGACACCGGATCGGCGGCGACTTCGCGCCTTGTCGCGTACATTGATACCAACGTGACGGGATTGCCGGTGACGCCTAACGGCGGCGATATCGTCATTACCTGGAACGCGTCCGGTATCTTCCAGCTGTAACGGGCGGGCGCAGTCGTGCCGATGCCCGCGACTGACCCGCTCTGCCAAGAAGACGGCGGGCGAATACTGCTCGAAGACACAGGGCTTTTGCTCTGTGAGCAGTCCACAGGCGACACGCTTGAGCCTGCGCTCTATACCAATACCCAGACGTTCTATGCCGTTACGGCCCGCTCGGTTTACACCCTGCTGCCGTCGCTGTATACGAACACGCAGACGTTCTACGGGCCGTCGATCAGCAAGAGCAATACGCTGGTTCCGGCGCTTTACACGAACGTCCAGACGTTTTATGACGCAACGGTACTGCCGGGCGCAATTACGCTTTCCCCGCAACTTGTCGTCAATGGACAGACGTTTTATAGCGCGACGATTGGCGAATCCAATGCGATACTGCCGCCACTAGTCGTTAACAGTCAGGTCTTCTACAGCCCGACTGTCGAAGGTGGCGAAGGGTCGCAAATCAAGATTTACTACAACATCGGAATGTTCGGCATCGGGCCATTGAACGGATAGCAGGTATGACGCATACTCGCTGCCAGATTGCAAGCCCCGTTGCCGCATTTTAAGCGGAGTAAGTTATGGCCGTTGATAAGAAAATTTCCCAATTAACCTCCCTAGCGCAGGTCGATGTCGCGGCGTCTACAGACGTTCTGCCGATAGTCGATACCAGCGCCACTGAGACCAAGAAGATCACGGTCAGCGCCTTGGTCGGCGCAGGGGCGACGGCAGGGCTAACCAACGTAGACATCAATAGCGGCACCATCGACGGTACGACCATCGGCGCATCAAGCGCCTCGACGGGTGCGTTTACGACGCTCTCGGCTACGGGTGTTACCACGCTTCAGGCAGGCAGCGCATCGGCCCCTGCTGCAACGACGACCGGCGACACCAACACGGGCATCTATTTCCCCGCAGCGGATCAGGTTGCGGTGACGACGGGCGGCACGGTCGCTGCCGCGTTTAACAGCAACGGGTTGTTCTTTAGGAACAGGATTATTAATGGGGACATGAGGATTGATCAGCGTAATGCTGGTGCCAGCGTAACTATAGGCGCTGGAGGCGCTTACACGCTTGATAGATGGGGAGCTTACTCCGTTCAAGCATCTAAATTTTCTCTTCAACAAAACGCCGCTTCAGTAACGCCGCCAACTGGATTTACGAGTTATTTGGGAGTTACATCGCTGTCTGCATATTCTGTTTTGACTGGCGATTATTTTGGAGTATTCCAACGAATTGAGGGGTTGAATACTTACGATTTAGCATGGGGAACTGCAAACGCCAGAACCGTTACATTATCCTTTTGGGTGCGTTCATCATTAACTGGCACTTTCGGAGGGTCTGTTGCCAATTCTGCGTATAACAGATCGTATCCTTTTAATTACACAATTTCGGCTGCAAACACTTGGGAACAAAAATCCGTAACCATTCCCGGCGATACATCGGGAACATGGTTAACAACAAGCGGCCTTGGGATTGAAGTTAATTTTGGCCTTGGAGCGGGAGCCACATATAGTGGAACTGCTAACGCTTGGGCAGGCGCTTGGTACAATCAGCCCACAAGCACCACGAGTGTTGTTGGCACAAACGGCGCTACCTTTTACATCACCGGCGTCCAACTAGAAACCGGCTCCGTCGCCACTCCGTTTGAGCGTAGACCGTATGGCACGGAGTTGATGCTGTGTCAGCGTTACTACGAGAAGTCATACGATCTGGGAACTGCTCCCGGAACGGCAACGGTAGTAGGCGGGTTCACTTATCTTCCGGCCAATACTAATACAGCGTCCACCTTGTATATTGGCGGGACTGTTAAATTTTCAGTAGTTAAGCGAGCAGGGCCTACAATTCGATATTGGGATTGGGCTGGAAATTTGTCTCGCGTTTCTGACCTTACGCTTGGCGCCCTAGCCATAACAAACAACAGAAACACGATATATTTGTTTGACGCAGGAACATCTAACACCAGAATAATCAACACACAAGATGCTCTGACATTTACTGGGTTTTATTGGGATGCTGCTTCGGAGTTGTGATCATGTATAAACAAATAAAAAAAATTGGTGGTATTGATCCGCAAGTTATTATTCGTGTGGCTGATGGCGCTTACATCCCATTTGACCCCGCTAACACCGACTATCAGAAGTACCTAGAATGGCTTGCAGAAGGCAACACGCCGCTGCCGCCGGATGAGGCGAGTACCTAATCATGGCTAACTGGAAGGTCGAAGCACTTTACGTTTCGCAGATTGCCGATCACGCCGATGTCGTGACGGATGTGGCGTGGGCTTGCTACGGCAACAACCCCATGCGCGGCAAACTGGCGCTTAACGCTCCCGGCGAGCCGTTTGTATCGTATGCCGACCTGACCGAATCCACCGTTCTTGATTGGGTATGGTCGAAGATAGACAGAGCCTTTGTCGAGGCCGACGTAGATAGCGCGGTGCCGGTAGTATCGGCTCCCGCAATTAAATCGTTGCCTTGGGCATAACGGAGTAGATCATGGCGGTTATTAAGATTTCTCAGCTTCCTCCGGCAACTAATCCGCTTACCGGATCGGAAGAGGTGCCTATCGTCCAAAGCGGCGTAACCGTCAAAGCAAGTACCGCAGGGTTCGGCGCAAACTTCGTCAACGTCAAAGCCTACGGCGCAACGGGCAACGGCGTCAGCAACGATACCGTCCCCATTCAGAACGCCATCGATGCCGCCTCTGCATCAGGCCGCACGGTGTATTTCCCTGCAGGAACGTATCTTGTTACGCCTGCTACGTTGAAAGATTGGGAAGGCACTCCGCTTGGACAGGGGCAGATTACCTGCGCTTTTGTGATGAAGTCCAAGATGTCGCTTTGGGGCGATATCGGCGCGACGATTAAGCTCGCAGACAACTGCTCGACGCTTGCCTCGCCAAAACGACTGGCGCTCTTTTTCTCCAACGAAGTGCTGACGGACATTTCGTTTTTTGGCCTGACGTTCGACATGAACGGCGCCAACAACCGCATCAGCCCGTCCGCTCCGACGACTTTCAACCTGTACAACCAGGCAATGATTATGTTCAGCGGCACCATAGGCGGTGTCGCGGCGCGTGGCGAAAACGTCAACATTGATAACTGTAAGTTCCTCAATACCGCCGGTACGTCGTGCATCGTCTGTTGCCAGAGCAATACGGCAAGCGTCACGATCAGCAAGAACTGGCGCATTACGAACTGCTTTTTCAAGAACAACGGGCTTGATACCAACGACCACAGCAGCGTCTTTGCATGGGCCGATAACGTCGTTTGCGAAAACAACACGTTTACTGCAAGCACGATGTTCCCAAACGGTATCAGCGGCAACAGCGGTACGTTTGTGGCGTATGAGGTTCACGGACGCAACCAGCGGTTCGTAGACAATCTTGTTGAAAATTACTTCCAAGGTATGTGGGTGGCCTCTAACCTAACCTCGGATGCAGATAACATCGTTATTGCCAACAACACGTTCTCGCCGATCAACTTTGCGGCTATCGACTTTTTCCGTTTTTCCGCTTCAGAGTCAATCATTAAGAAAGTATTGATTGATGGAAATACGATTGGCCTTGATGACTCCGTTCCATCTGGAGTTGTTCCAACATTAAAAACCGGAATTCAAATCGCCCCGTATTACTCGATCTCAGATGTTCAGATATCGAATAATATTGCAAGCAAGATTGGCACTAACAAAGCATCCGCGTTTGTCAATATTGTTTCGCAAGGGGCTGTTGCCAATCAGCCTCACAGCAACATAGTTATTAAAAATAACTATTCCATAGGCTATACGTTTGGCGTAAACCTTAATACAAGCGCTATCAATGGCATGGGCGCTGTTGATATCACGGGCAACGATTTTATTAACTGCTTGCCTGCAACTGCGTTTGCGTTTTCTCAAGGCATTTCGGTTGCCGGAACGACTAGCGCATATAAAAATTTGTTCATCGGCTCAAACTCGTTCATCGACAATCAAGCGGTTCCAACGCAATCGTTTGGTATTCGACTTGACGCGCTGATCACCAATCTGAACGTCAAGCCGCAAAACTACCAAGGCATGGTTGTTGCTAACTATGCAGAGACAGGTAGCACTGTTGTTACTAACCGATATGGCTATTACGAAAACCGTGACTTTACCCCTCAATGGCTGGTGTCAGGGTCTGCCATTACGGTGGGCAACGGGATATCGGTAGGGTTTTACACTATCAACGAAAAGCAGATAACCATTAACGCTTACTTGTCCGTTGGCTCTACTACTTCTTTTGGCGCTGGCGGTAATTTGCAACTTAATTTGCCTACTGTGGCCCCAAGCGATCCTCGCGTATCGCAGTACATGGGATCATGGCGAATCAGTGATGCTTCAGGGCCAACTTTTTATTATGGCTGGTCGGAAATTGATGGCGGCACCAATGTCATTACCTTGCAGGTAAATAATGGCACGTTTGCTACAAGCGGAGCGCCTGTTGTGTTGGCAACAAACGACCTTTTAAGCGTTCAGATTACTTACATGAGGGCGTAATGCAGTTGTTGCATCCACGCAACCTGTGGGTTAAATTCCAACCGTACTGGCCCGTAAGACCAGGTTTCCGAAAGGAATGATATGAGCGACGAAAATCAACTCTCTGAAGTTGTAGCGGCTGAACCCGCGCCGGAACCGGAAGTCACGGCGACCCCGGAACCCGAAGTTAAGGCTGAAGAAGCCCCAAAGCCGGAGGAAAAACCTGCTAACAAGACCTTTTCCCAAGAGGAACTGGACGCGGTAGTGGGCAAGAGGCTTGCGAAGGAACGTCGCAAGTGGGAACGAGAGCAGACACTGAAGGCGCAGACGGTCGAAAAGCCCGTCGCACCGGCAGAGTTGCCTGACAGGGAATCAGACCCCGACGCTTACGCGGAAGCCCTAGCAACCCGTAAGGCCGAGGAACTCCTTGCCAAGCGCGAAGCCGAACGCCAGCAGTACGAGCTTTTGAGTGCTTATCACGAGCGCGAAGAGGCGGCACGGGACAAGTACGATGACTTCGAGCAAGTCGCGTACAACCAGAACCTGCCGATTACGACCGTGATGGCGCAGACGATACAGGCATCGGATGTCGGCCCTGACGTAGCGTACTACCTCGGGTCCAACCCCCGCGAAGCCGAACGTATTTCCCGCTTATCGCCGTATCTGCAAGCCAAAGAGATCGGCAAAATTGAGGCCAAACTTGTGGACAATCCGCCGGTCAAGAAGTCAACCAACGCTCCGCCTCCCATCAAGCCGGTAACGG